CTATAACTGTAACCTGTAGCTGCACTCCCTGTCTTAGTCACCGATGCTAGGGCAAAGTAACCATAGGTCGTAGTGTCCGCAGGGATAGTAGCGTTATAATAAATGACCGGATTATTCGGGAACGGCTGATTGGCTACGCGCTCAACACGAAGGATGATGTAACCAGTGGCTGATAAAGTAATTGTAGGGCGTGGGAGTGCGTCGATATATGTGCCGTCTACTTTAGGTACGAGCTGATTAACAGTGCCTGGTACGATTTTAATTTTATCTGATCCTTTACCTTTTACTACCGTTAAAGGCACGTTTGGATAAATTTGTTTAGTGCTATCAATAGACAATGATGCAGCTTTGCCAAAGTTATTAACTGTATAACCATCACCAGGCTGAATAGAGTTAGACATTTTATTGTGCTGGCTTATAAATAAGATTATGCCAACCGCCTTGTGCAATTCTTAGTGACACATTAACTTTATAAAGCATTCCAAACTCTTCATGTGATACGTTGGTAATCATACCCGGCTTGTCGTGGAATTTAGAATCTGCTACATAACAACCATTATAAATAGTGAAATCAGCATCTTCGATTGATTGAAAAGTTTTACCTACACCAGCAATATACTTTGTTAATAGACTTTTATCGCTAGTATAAAATGTTCCTTGAATTTGTATATTTGCACGGACAAAACTTTTAACACCTGTTAAAAAATTTACATCAGCAAGTGAATCGTCATAATCATCACCTTCAATAAAAGCCTGTGCGGTTATAGACCATCCCTTAGGTTGTAATACAGTTTTAAAATCTTTATGCGACTTAATCGACTCAGTGCTTAATCCAGTATCACCGCGTAATACCATTTTAGTTTTTGTTCCATCCTCAATACCTACATACTCAGCAGTGACTGTGGCTAAATTATTGCCGTTAATTGTATATGAGGAACGATGGCAGTATAAACGTTTTTCACGACCAGGGAATACATCACCGCGTTTAGGGGTCTTTGCAGGCGCTGAGGAAGCAGTACAAGTGAATGTAGCACGTCCAGTGATCAGACCACAGCCATCAAACTCAACGGAGTAATTCGGTTGAAGTGCTGGGTTCTTAGTATTGAGGTCAGTTGCTCCGCCTGATCCGTTAAACTTACCTTTAGTTATTTGAGTAAATGCCATTGTTAAAAGTTATTATTTTGCGTTTTGTACATACCATTCGTAGCTATAAAGAGCCGGTGATTCTGAAGTAAAGTTAGTGTCACCGATTGGCTTGGAGATTCCAACATCAGACTTAGGTGCAGTATTCTGTGCAATCGTGGTAAGAACTTCGACTTGTTTTTGAGCCAATTCAACTTGACGCTCAAGACCTGTTGAAACATCGCCACCACCAAATGAACCGCCAATTTCGCGAAGACTTGATACGGTTAATTTGCCAGAAGTCTTTTCAACATTTGCTAATGATTTTTGTAAGTCTTCGGCTTCTTTTGCTTTCTTAGCTGCTAATATTGCTTGGTCTTTAATTTGCTGATCTGTTTGTTTCTTTTGTTCATCCATTAACGCTTTCTTTGCCTCTTCTAATTTAAGCAAAGCATTTGCCTTTTCTAATTGTGTAGTCTGACCTTCGTTAACAATTTCAAATTCGCGTTGTGCAAGGTTTAATCTTTTTTGTAATTCATTTAGTAAATCTTCTCCAGTTAAAGGGCCACCTTGGTCATTATATTTCTGAGTCTCTTTTATTTTTTCATTAACCTTTGCCAATTCAGGCAATTCTTTTTGACGTTGTTTTTCTTTTTCTTCAGCTGCTTTCTTAGCGGCTTCTTCATCGTCCTTCTTTTTCTTTTCAGCCAGTAATTTATCACCATATGCTTTTGCTAGTGCTAGTTCTTCTTCTCTTGTTCCTGTATAAACAGTAGTAGCACCAGCACCACCGGCATAAACTTGTGTGTGTTCCTGTCTATATTTTCTTCCTTCTTCTGTATTTGTTAAATACTCTTTTATTGCTTGATCTTCTTGGGCTTTAATATCTTCAGCACTTTTTGCTTTTTCTTGTTTTATTTTAGCAGTTGCTAAGATTATTGATAAATTTTTATCTAATTGTGCACCTAGTTCCTGTTGTGCTTTTAGTTCATCATAAATTGGTTTAGCACCAGCCTCAAAAGCATCAGCTTGTGCTTTTTTATATTCAGCCCATTTGTCTGTAACATAACCAATGCCAGCCTGCAATAAAGCCATAGGTCCGACAACGCCTAATGCTAACTTAGCCACATCACTACCAAAGTTTTGAATCTTCTTTTGAACAGTCTCAACGGCTTTAGATGCCTGGTCTTGTGCGCTGATTGTGAATGATAAATCGTCTGCCATTGTTATTTAGTCTGTGTTTGTTTAAGTTCTTCGTCCCTTAATTTTGCCAAATGGTCAATTAGGGCCTCATCGTCCGTGGTCAAAAGTTCTAACTTAGCACCAGCATGGATACTGAAAGCCGTCGATAACCAGATTGCGGATGCCTCAGGCATATTCAAAGCCTCTTCATAACTGATGCCGTTACGCGTAAGATTAGCGATTACGCTTAACTCCCAAGGTAAGCCAGTTGATGATCCGCTAGAGTTCTTAGTTTTATCGTAAAATTTAGGCCACGATGGATTAGTCATCGAGTAATCAATAAATGCTTTAAATGCAGCTACACGAACATCCTCAAACAATGATAATTTAATAGCCGACCAATAGTCACTTAACTTTGCACGGTCTAAACTTTCACCGGAGCAAACTTTTAAAGCGATAATCAAGTCCTCAATCTTAATCTCTTTGTCAGGCTCAAGGAATGGGCTACCAATAGCCTCCAACCATAGCCGATACTTTAAGCAGAACGGCTTGAGAGTTTTCCCTAGGATACGTGTCCGCTTAGGAACAATACAGGATGCTAAAAAGCGTAGGTCAGCCATGAGCCAATCCTACGCCTTATTCACCCGAAGTGAAGAGTGTTATTCTTAGAATGCTTCGTAGTCGATAGCAGTAATCGAGACGCGCATAAAACCATTGTTCGTTCCGCGTTCTTCGATGTTCGTAATATGACCCGCAAAAGCGATAGTGTTACCAGTGAAAGATAAATTGTCACCAATTACACCGCTATAAGCTGAAGGTACTAAGCCTTCGATTGAAAGATTCTGACGTTTGTCGGACATACGAACACCGACTACTTGACCGTTAGCATCCATGGCTTCGTCAGTTTTGGCGAACGAAGTCGAAACAGTGTAGGATTGAACGGTCAAAGATGTTACAGTGCCTGCGACACCATAGATAAATGCAGTTCCTTTAGTGACGACGGTTGATGGCATGGTAGTTTAATTATGCAGTAAAAGTCAAACGGCCGATAATACCAGAGTTACGTTATAATTTACCGAGGTCATGAAGGCTCGATCACCTTGCCCTGTGTCAATTGAGGTCATCAAGGAGTCATAGGCCGTAGCGTCTCCACCAGCCGTGAAGCCTGCCTTAACGCTAGTTACGTTGTCCATTACAGACATTACGATCTGACAGACGTTGCGATGGTTTGCTAGCGCCGATGCACCGTCGATGGAAGTGAACACCCCAATCTTAACCTGAGCAACGTAATTCCCTGATCCGCGTGGGATGTCGTTCGGGAAGTTAAGGCTCTCGCATGATACGATAATCGATGGCAGTTCAAGCGTCGATGAAGACTGCCCCTTGTAGATTGTCATGCCGGCTAACTCGGTAGCTTGCGATAAGGCGTAAGCACAAGCGTCTTCGGTGATGTTAAGTGGTGATTTAGTTCCCATGGTTATGATTTTTTGTTTTTAAATTTTTCGATAGCAGCTTGTTGAAAATACTGCATTCGTTTTTTCATCTTACCTGTTCGTGCAGATATAACTTTTAAATAAGTGTCGGCTTGATATGCAACTCCGAATATATTGCCAATATTGTTCTTAATCACGATAGCCGAGCGACCACCTGTACCGGTTGTAAATTGAATATCTACACTGCCCAAAGTGTTAGAGTGTTTAGTAATGTATTGCGGTAGGTCTTTTACACCAAAATTTTTAGGCATTCCATTAATTACTGCTGATCCAATTCTTTTAATTGTATAGTACCATCCTGACTTCATCCATCCTACGCGTTGCTGACGTTTCTCAATATATGCTTTTAATTGTGCTTTGTTGGCTAATGCTGGCATTTCTTTTCCACCGCCATTTTTGCGGATTCGACCCTTGTAAAGATTGCGTTGAGCATCGTGAATCTTCTTAATCTGAGTCTGCGTTTTTAAGAGATTGAATTTAGTATTTTTAGAAAGTAACTGCTTTGCTTTGTTATAAGCTCTGCCAAAGTTTTCATCGTCGTAAATCTTTTGAATGATACCAGGTTTCTTCGGTCTTAGTCCCGCTTTCCAATCTGCAAATTTTCGACTGCTACCGCTAGGGCCTACCGCAGTAGATAGTGCTTTATTTTCATAAGATATAACTGATAGAATATCTTCCTCTACTGCTTTATCTCCTACCTTTTCTGCTTTTGCAGTATCACCTTTGCCACCACCTGAAACCATCGGAGGAGTATAGACCATAGCTGCGCGCGCGGTCAGGGCAGATTCTTCTTTTAAAACATCCTTAACAATTTGAAACGTCACTAATTTATAATCTTCAAAAGATTTCTGCAAACTTCCGAGAAGTTCACGATTTATTTGTACCTTTAAATCTGAGTTCTCAAAACCCATTTATCGCTGGTTAACATCACGGACAGTGAGTTGAATCCAAGCCGATCCAGTCTTCCAAGAAGTTCCGGTGATTCGATAGACATTACTTTCCCAGGTTGCGGTCTTACCGATTGCGAAGTCCGTATTGCGCTTAGTGAGATTGCTAGTCGTGGCAGGGATTTTAATAAGGGTACTAATCTGATCCATCAGGCCACCGCTTTCAAGCGACTGAGTCAGGACTGCGTCCGAGACCGAGCAAGTATAGGTCGTGCCGTTGATTACTACAGGCGAGCCAATCTCGGCTACAATGTCGAGGGCATCGGCTAACATCATCGCGTTAAGGTCTGCGTCCATATAAATTGCGTCCTATGTCAATCTCGGGATGGGGTCGTAAAGGGGTCTCAGAAGCCCTCAGAGGCGTTTTGATGGCGGGGACGGGTAAAGTGTCAGGCAACAAAAAACCCCCACCGTTTCCAGTGAGGGTCTTTCTCGTCGTTACGACTGCGGATTAGGCAGTGAGTAAGCGAGTGAGGGAAGTAGCGCGACCTTTAGCTGCACCGAAGAGTAAGGTAGCGGTTACGTTGTAGTAACCAGACTGCTCTTGACCCATGATGATTTGGATACCGAGGCCAGTGTCTTCATCAACGGCTACTGCGGTTTCAAAGCCAGGGATTTCGCTCATAGGCAGACCAGAGGCAACTGCGATAGCGTCCGAACCACAAGCGAAGCCACCAAGGTTTTCGCTATTCGTTGGGAGAGAAGACCACTGATAAACTGACATACCACCAACTTGACCGATTTGACCAGTTTGGATTACGCTTGCACCGAGAGCGTAAGCAGCGGCGATTTGTGAATCAGTTAAGAGGTTGTTAGCGTAGGTTGGGTTAACGATCAGAGCGCGAACGTCTCCGGCCTTAGCTGCGTCGAGAGTACCTTTAGCGGTTACGACTTCAGCGTAAGAGAGACCAGCACCAGTAGCTTGAGTGCTGGAGTAGTTAGAAGCAACAACGAGGTCGCTGATTTCTTTCATACAGGCTTCTGCGATAGCGTTAGCTGCGGTAGGAGTGAAAGCGTTAATGAGGTATTGAGCGCCGTAAGACTTAACGTCGAGAGGGGTGAAACGACTGGACACTTTGAAGTGCTTCAGGGTTACAGTCGCACCAGTTAAGGTAGCGTCGTCTTGTGTGAGGTAACCACTGGTCGAAAACTCGGTAGCGGTTGAAGTTCCGATTAAAGGAACGAAGACAGACTTACCAGCAGATCCTTCGAGAGTGCTGAAAACACTGGAGAAAGATTTGAGGGCAGGTAATTTTCCTTTAATGGAATTGATTACCGATTGTGCAAGTACGGCTGGCGCCGCGCTAAGAGAATTTGCCATTTTATTATATAGTTAGTTTAGTGAGTGATTAGTTAGAGAAAATTAGATTGAACGAACGATTTCGTTCTTGTGCTTAGCGAAGTAAGCTGAGCGTTCAGCGCCCATAGGGAGACTGAGGAAATGCTCTAGGTGGTTAACGGCTTTTGCAGGCTCATCGCTTTTATCGGAAGGGCTGAGTTCGACAGGGTTAACGCCGACGCTCGAAGCAATCTTAGCAGCTTCAACAGAAGCCGATACAGTTAGAGTTTGAAGTTCAGCGATCTTAGCAACCAACTCAGCCTTTTCTTTGGCGAGGGCGTCGCGTTCAATTACGAGCGAAGCGTTTTGTTCGAGAGTTGCTTTGAAGTCAGAGGCTTCTTTGGCTACGGCGTTTTCTAAGTTCGCGCGTAGTTCGTCACGTTCAGCAGAAGCAGAAGTTAATTCAGCCATAGCCTTGATGAGTTGTTCTTCGATTGTCATATTATTGCGTGATAGGTCAAATTTGTGATTGGCAGTTGCTTCCTTTTCTCGGTCTAAACGATTCACTTCTGCCTCTGCCCATTTAGCAGTTCGCATAATGTCACCCGATGTCGGGCCACCCCATAATGCCCAAGCCACTGCACCAGCACCGGGAAAGTCTTCGTTGTCTGGTTTATTCTTAGGTGCGTCCATATCGGGACGGTGGCGCTGAAACCACGGGTTCATTCTGCGGAGTTTATCCTCCGAGACATTTCCTCCTGCCATCGCTCGAGCTTCTGCGATAGTCTGATCCGTAGTACCGTCACCAGATTTACCTTCAGCGTGCCAATCCAGACCACGTCGAGCTGCGTCTGATACGTAGTCAGGTACTTCCATTAGTTTATAACGTCGCTCAGAGAATCGCTCAGGCCTGTTAAGAGACCCATCGACGAGGCAATCTTACCAGACATCGACTGACCTTTCATTGCATCATCCGAAGCCATCTTGCGTTTCGTTTTAACTGAAGCCACAAAGTCATTATAAATTGCGTCCACTTCGTTTTGGAAGTAAGCAATCTGTTCAGTGCTTAGGCTTGTGCCTTCGATACCAGCACCCTTGTAAGGCGTGGCTGATGATTTAATCACAACTGCTTTAACGCCCATGTCAGCGTAGGCCTGAGACACATCGATTAAATTCATATAGACACCGACTGAACCAACATCAGCAGAAGGGCTGGCGATTACGCGATCAGCAGACGAGCCGAGCCAGTAAGCTGCGGAACACATCATGCCATCTGTATAAGCGATTGTGGGCTTCGATGAGTTAGCAATTTTACGGGCTACTTCTTCGACACCACCGACAACACCACCGGGCGAGTCGA